AATAATAAGAATTGTCTTTTATAGTTAAAAAGTAATTTAACCAATTGCAAATCAACTCTCCTTGTTTTTCTAAAGCTTCGTTTTGCTCGCCTTGAATCTTAAATCCAGCGGGTCCTGACTGTGGTAATAACTCTGCTCTAGTAGTAGCGTAAAATCTTATTAATGCAGTAGATAATGTAGTATCAAATGTTCTAGTAGCTTGCGTAAATTGAGCACCTTGCAAATCTTCTAGAGAAAAACCTAGATATTCTTTTACTTTTTGAACAGAAGTTAACCAGTCTTTTCTAGCCTCGATGTCTTCATCTATAGCCTCTAAAAGATAAGTAGATAGTTTATGTCTACTACTTTCTGTTAAGTCCTCAGCTAAATTAGCGTAAAAACTATTATCGCTATTTTGCTCTAATTCTGGCTCTCTTACTTCATAAATTGTAGAACCGTCTTCTAATTCTTCTATCGGCGTGATAGTATCTGTTGCAAATTTCATGTATAACAAGCATTCTTATTCACTATTATACCACAGGTAAAAAATGACAGCACAAACCGACATTGATAAATTAGCTAAAAAAATAGAATCTACAGACGATTATTTTGTTGTATCCGCAGAAAAAGACTTTGTAATAGCAGGATGCTGGAAAACAATCAAAATGCGTGTTGAAAAATCAGGTAATATCTTTCAGCCTTTTGGTAAGAATATTGAGAAACAAATACCTACCTTTTTTCCTGTTGCTTTGAATAAAAAGAATATCAGTAAAAACAAAATTATAAAAAATTTCTACAATCAATGTGATCATAAATTATATATTCATAAGCCTGTTTTAAATAGTGATAAAGAAGTCTTTGAGAATATTCTCGATACATATACATACAAATTATTTAAAGAGGATGATTAAACTGTTTCATCAATATTAGAGCCTAATAAATCAATATTATCTTTTTCAGAACAGAATTCAGCCGTTTCTTGTCGAGAAATGCTAGATTGAGTTTTTAATCCTAAAAAAACATCTTGTTGTTGCATTTTTTTTGTGCTGTTAGATTTTTCCGTTTCAGAATCGTAACGTGAATCATATGTAAATAAATCACTATATTCTGTAGAACTTTTTATATCAGAAGAGTCAATACTGTTGTTTCTAGAAAAAAGACAACAGCATATTTTTTCGCATATATTCATAAACAATTAATAAACTCTTTTTACTTCTTTATATTCAGCAGGCTTTGGTCGCTCATCTCTAGGATGCAATATAAACTTGCCTTCTTTGAGCTTAAGTAAAGTTTGCGTCATGGTATCCACCAAATCCCTTGAAGAACTGTTAGGGAACGTGGAAACCTCTTCCAAAAAATCCTCTGCGTCTGGTATTAATTTATCATACTTAGGAGGCCTTGCTCTAAGCCATACCCTACCACCTTCAATGATAGGTGTAATCAATCTAACTCTTTGTATCTTATCGCCATATTTAGTAGGATTAAACGGAGTAGCTTTAATACCACCAGAGGCTAAATCTTGTATTAATGGATCCCCTGAAGCTTTAGCTTCAACTAAACATAAATCAGGTTGCCTTCCTTTAAATTTAGGATTGCGTTCTTTGCCATTATCTCGATAGTCGAAAAATAAACGTTTAGCCATTTCTCTAAGTTCTGGATACTCAACACGTCCACGCCACATGCCAAGTAATATTAAATGTTCGATGTAATTGTGATCATAAAATACTCCCCAAGTAGTACAAGCTGAGTATGCTGACATCTCGTTAGCAGTAAGTGCTGTATCCCAGCTTTGTACAATAAATTGTATTTCGGGTGGTTCATTATGTTTCCACCATTTAAACCATGATTTCTGGATTATCCCACCTTCTTCTGGGGCTGGTCTTTGTTGATACTGCCCAGCATAACCATACGAGCCTAATCTGTGTTTATATTGCTTGATTTCTTCAAAAGAAAATCTTTCGTCACATAATAGTTCTCCTTCTCTTTCTCTTGGGTCTTGCCAGACTTTGCCGTTGGTAGATGGTAGAACAATAGTTTTAGCCTTCCTTAATTCTTCATACTCCATAGGTAAAACAAGCTTTACCCATTCATTGTTATAATCATGATCAATAATATGACCAGTCATATCTTCTTCATGAAGTCGTTGTTGGATAATAATTTGCACATCATTTTTTGGGTCGTTAAGTCTAGTCGACCACACACTATCTAGCCACTCAAGAGCAGCATTGCGTTTTACTTCGCTCTCTCCATCTTGGACATTATTACCATCATCAACAATTAGGAAATTACCACCTTTACCTGTAGCACTTGCTCCAACAGATGTAGCAATACGGCTACCCTTCTTGTTATTGTCAAAGAAGCCTTTAGCTTTTTGGTCGCGAGACAATTGGTACAAATTACCAAAACGTTCCTGATACCAGTTGCTCTCAATAAGTCTTCTACATTTTAAGGAATGTTCTATTGAGAGCGATCCTGCATATGAGGAATAAAGGAACTTCTCTTCTGGATTATGCAGCCAAACCCAAGCAGGAAACATAACAGATACTATTGTGCTTTTACTGGTTCTTGGTGGAATGTTGATTAAAAGTTTCTTGATATCTCTACGATAACAAGCTTCTAAATGTTCGGCTATTGCTCTTATATGCCAACTATCAACAAAAGCAATACCTCCTTCAATTGCTGGCCATGCTTGTTTAATAAACTCATGGAAAGAGGCTTGTACTCTATATTGTAATCCAATGTTTTTAATATAAGAAAGTAAGTTCTCGTCATTTTTAAATTGTTTGAGTATTTGAGTAATCGACATCAAATCTCCTTAGTGAAACTTCTTTAAAGTTTTGGCTAAATTAGCTCGTTTTGCAGTCAATTTGTTTTTAGAATTAAGGGCTTTATCTAGTTTATTTTCTGGTATTGTATGGCCAGCTTTTATTTTTAAACTACGTCGTAATGCACTAGGTTTTTTTACTGCGGACTCAATCCAGTTCTTTTTAGCTCTACTCATAGCAAATAGTATCAATTAATTGTTGATACTTTGTATTATAGCATAAAACAAATTTATAGAATTAAGGCCAAGAATAATGCTCATCATAACACTTGTTGCAAATATCCCTTTCTTCGTTAATATCTGCTGTGCTACTCTTGCATAAATAACAATAATTCAAATACCTACCCAGCCCTTCTAATATCTCCCCATCATTACAATCGGCGCTACATCCTATAGACAATATTTTGTTAATGAAATCTATTCGTAATTCTTGAGTTGATATGTTTTCAAAAAAATTATATTCATCTTTTAAAAGTTTTAGCACAGCATTAAGCATATGGCTTCCTTCGTGATTTGACATATTTTATATACCTATATACTTCCTTTTTTTATTACGCCTAATGATGGTAAATCCAAATTTTCCCACCCCTTTTTATTTAACATACAACCAAATCCACGTATAGTCTTACTATCTGTGTCATAATATATAAAAGCTTCTTGTTCATTTTTTTTTACTTCAACCAAACTTTTTTTTCCAAATGGTAAAGCTACTTGGAGTTTTTTGTTTGCTTTATTTTTTTGCGTCTTTCTCATATTAATCCTCAACTACCCAATCACTGGCTTCCATATCCTCTATAGTAAAAGTATCAGTATTGTTATAACGCTTCCCGGTTTTAAGTCTTTTTAATGTATAGCCGTTTTTTATCAATTGGGGAACTGTTATTCTAGCATGTTCTGCAAATCTAATATTACAAGGTTCGTCAACCACCATCCAATTATCAAGTTTACTATAATCAATTCTAAGTTCAGTAGTACCGAATGAATAATAAACATCTTTCTTGTCATCGTTTCGAGAATTTCTGTAGTAGATAGCAATGTCATCTTCTAAAAGACAATAAATATGATTATCAATATCTTTATGTTTTATTTTCTTTCCATCAAATAAATGTTTAAATGCTTCTGATATATTCATGTTTTTACCTTTTTAATTTAATGTGTCTAACAGGGTGTAGTAGTTAGACAACAAATAAGTTCATACCTTCCTTACGTCTAATAAAGTTATTTACTTTTTAACTAGACAAGTTGTTTTATATATTATATACTAATTAAACAATATTAGCAAGGAGAATGTATTATGAAAAAAAAGTTTTTTGCTCAATCAGATATTTGTGATGCGCTAAATCATCGTGCCAAGTCGTTTTATACACTACACGAAGCTATTAATTGGTTAAAAGGAATAGGTGGTGGTTCTGTTAAAAGAAAAACTAAAAGATTTGGTTATATCGAAGAAGGAGTATTAAAAGAATCTCAATTTATACCGAGCCCATCTATAAAAGAACAGCACAAACAATTAGCAGAAGAAATTGGAGTGAGTTACCAGTCATTTATGGAAGCTTTTCCTAATTAAACAATATTAGCAAGAAAATAATTTTTGCATCGCTTAATCGTAAAACAACTCTTTCCATTTTGGAAACGGCTCAAAATGTTTTACTACAAAAATATAAATACTATGACAGAACGCTACGAAAAAGAAAATAATACGTGTTACACAGTAGAACAATTTAAAAAAGATCTTCTTAACGAGCCAATTCCTATTAGTATAGGTAAAAAACTGAATGATTTCTTGCGGGTGGATTTTAGCATTGGGGGAGCGACAGCATTAATCAATGACGATAATATGTATTTTAGAATCAACTTATTTAGTAATATTTTATTAAATACCCCTAATCACAACATTCTTTTTTTTACTTGGGAAAAAAGTGGCTCTTATGTTTATCACATGTTATTAAAAGCATTATATTATAAAGACAAAAGCCAAATAGATATAATACCAGAAGATGTGTTCGAAAAATTAAATAATATGGAATTTAGCGAGTGCAAATTTACAAATAACAGTATTGTCGATTTGTCAGATCGATTAAATAAATTTCAAATTTATGATTATCATCCTCAGTCTTTTTCTAAAATAAGTGAACTTATACAAAATTGTATAGATCGCAGTAAAGCAACAGCATCAACTACTGTGTTTATTGATGATATATTCACTCCCTCTAAATCAGATTATACTAGTGATTGCGTAGATATTCATAAAAGATTTAATTTAGTTAGTGATTGGTTTTTAGATAATAATATACATATATTTTTAGGATTTAATTATTGCGACACAGAAAAAAAAGAAAAAATTATGAATGGAAACATGCGAAATGTTTTAGAATGTAAAAATAAGAAATATTTACATGTTTATAAAAGTAGAAACGGGCCAACAGGCTTGTACCCTTTAGACACCTTTACAAAACAATGACCGGTAAAAAAATAGGCTACGTAAGAGTTAGCACTAAATTACAAAACACGGAAAGACAACTTGATGGCATGGAACTTGATCTAATCTTTACCGATCATGCGTCAGGCAAAGATACTAAACGACCTAAACTTACGGAGTTGTTAAATTATATTCGTGATGGTGATGTTGTTTATGTACATTGTATGGATAGATTAGCACGGAATCTAGATGACTTACGCCGCATTATTAAAACTATTACAGATAAACAAGCACAAGTAAATTTTGTAAAAGAGGGATTAGAATTTACCAGCACAGCATCGCCTATGTCACAACTGATGCTTTCTCTTATGGGTGCGTTTGCTGAATTTGAACATGGGCTAATCAGAGAGCGTCAACTCGAAGGAATTGCCAAGGCTAAAGAACGTGGGGTTTATGAACGCAAGCGTAAATTAACAAGCGAACAAGCGGAAGAAATTAAGTCTATTCTTGCTCAAGAAACAGATACTAACAAAATACATAAAGGGGCTTTAGCTAAAAAATATGGTATTGGACGCTCAACCCTATACTACTACCTTAACAATCATTGCAAATCAGAAACCTAACTTTTATTTTACTATGTTTCTATATTGGACTAATAAGCATAAATATTACAAATTATTTGAACAACAAACCTTGTTTAATACTATTGACGTTATATGTGTTTGGGGACAAATTGGCGGTAATCTTGGCAACTACAAGGTAATTCCCTGTAAAAACAAAGAAGAGGTTAAAAAAACTATCGAGCAAATAGCAAAGAAAAGGCTTAGTAGAGGCTATAAAGCTATAAAGCTATAAAGCTATTTTTTATAATTCTGATTAAGAAAACTTTGCAATAGTGCGAGGTTTCACTACAACCTTCATGGTGAAGGTTGTAGTTACTTATGAATACAAAAACAAGATGAAAGCTAAAAGCATCGAAAAATTTAGCTACATCACAAACCAAGAGGAAATAGAAAACCTATGATTTAATATCTGATTTTATAGATAACAAAAAAACATACAATATCAAGTATGTAAGTGATAAACTATATTTATAAGTTATATAATTAACAATTCTTTTTAGTTATTATAGTATACCATTTTTTATTTCAAATAGCAAGTTTAAATACCTGTGCCATTTAAATAATCTAAAAAATACAACATAGGTTCATATTTTTTAGGTTCGGTTTTGCGTTTTAAATATTTTTCTCTCCATTTAGCTAGTTTGTAACTAATATCTAATTTATCTATAGCTGTAATCTCTTTATTAGTGATTTCAGGCTGAGAAGAACCAACAATAACGTTAGTTCTTGTGCCACAACTATTGCATTTATATATATTTTTAGTTCTTCCATAATAAGCTACATAATAGCTATTTATTTTAAAAGCATCTAGTTTTTTACAATGACCGCATTCTATTGCTTTTTTAGAGAATTTTCTTACTGAATCAGTATCAACCCAAGTACGCTTGCAATCTTTGCACTTATAAACTGGCAAACCTCGTGATTTGCCATGTTTTACATAATTTGTGCTTTCGCAATGTTTGCAGCAAAATTTGTCTGTGTTCTTTTTAGGTGGATTTACTTGGGTTAGTTTTGCCCAATATTTATTACAACTTTTGCACTTATAACGCTGATTTCCCTTTATAATACCGCTTTTCTTGCATTGCTCACTTTTACAATGCACGCAAACAATATTATTGATAGACAACTCTTTTTTGTTTTTCATAGCAAATACTCAAACTCATCTGAACTATGTTTTTTATTTTCTCTATATTTCTCACTCCATGCTTTAAGCTTAATATCTTCCCAAGAATCATGACTTTTCTTTAACTTTGCAACTTCCTCAGGTTTGAAAGTATATTTGGTTTTTGCCATATCAAAGTTCTTGTCTTCATTTTCATAGATATGTTCAAAGTAGAAATCAGGATCGGCTTTGCGTATTGCATCTGTTGTATTAGTTTTATTCATTAGCTTTATTCCCTTGTCTCTTTTCAAGTATCTCGGCAGCGCCAAGCAATTTTTCAGATATTTCAAGGCACTCTTCAATGCTATAGCGTTTTTGTTCTTGGTTTTCTGTGTCGAAGTTTGCAAGTATTTTGTGTTTTGCTTGTATTAACTCAACAAGCGGTTTTATATCTTGTATGTTAATTTTCTGATCTGTTAAGCCTTCTTGAATGGATTCAATCAGCTCCATAGGCTGCTTTTTATCCGTTAGTTTAAGTTTTGATTTACCTAATCCAAACCTACTTCTTAAAACAGCTTGCAAATATGGGTAATTGAAATCAGGATTTTCAAACGGCACTCTTTCCCAAAAATCAGCAGCAAAGTTTAAAGCTATATCGTAGCAATATTTAAATTCTGGGTAATCTTTAAGCCAATTATAAAAAGTGGGTTCTGTTATTAAAGCCTTTGCGCAATATTGGCGTACGCTTTCGCCTTTTATAAAGCATTTAATTAGCAAAGGAATATTAACTTCTTTTTTATATTTTGTTGGTTTGCCAACCATGCAATGCTTGATTGCTTCACATTCTTTTACTTTTTCTAGTTTAGCCATTTTGTACTAAAAATATTAATTAATTTTTATTATACCACGAATAAAAAAGAGCAGCTTTTTACTCAACCCAACTTAATCTACAAAAAAAAATACGCTTTTAAGTTATTGATATTCTGGCTTATTCTGTATTTTGTATAAAATTATTATAATTAGTTGTTGACTAATTGTTTACTTTATTTTATTATACAGTTATCGCTTAAGGTAAGCGGTAAAACAACAACAAACGAGTACACAATTATGAAAAAATTTTTATTTAATAGCGGTTTATACGAAACGCCTTTTTTTACTAAGCATAAAATTGATTTTTCAGAAGAATTCGGAAATGGAAATATATATATGGATTTTGATGATTTTATTTATCCTTATGAAATTGAATATAACGAGGGGGATTTAAACGAAAATCTAACAGATGAAGAGAAAGAAGAAATAGAAATAGCAAAGGAAGACATACGACACGATTATCACGAAAGAGCAAGTTGGCTGCCAACAGTATTTGAACCTAGTATTTTTAATGAAAAAATAGCGTTAGAATGCGGGTTAATACCTTTTACTCTAGAAACAGAAGACGAAACTTTACAATTATTAGCACTCGGTGGGTGTGGCATGAATTTATCGCCGAAATTAGATGCTTATCAATTTTTAACTCATAACACGATTGATAAAAACTCTTTATATTTTACAGATCAAAATTATTTTACGGGTGTTGTCGGAAAGTCTGTTACAAACCAGATAAAACGCACTTTACACAAAGATAATCCTATGAGTACAGGCTTACATTGTCTAGCTCAAATTTAAAACAATACAACCCCTAGCAATAGGGGCTTAACACAATAATAAAAAACGGAATACACAATTATGACTACAAATAACAACAACGCAAAAATAATAGATTTAATTGAGGTTCTTAACGGGAATCAAAATATTGAAGTTACCAACACCGAAAGATTAAATAGATTTTTATGTTTTGGCGGTGATGTAGATTCAGTAAACGAATATAACGAAACGTTATTACATGAAGTGGCAAAAAGTGGGGATATTGAAACAGCAAAATATTTAATTGAAAAAGGTGCAAATGTTAATGCCATAGATTTAGAGGGGGAAACAGCTTTAATGTATGCGGTTAGATCTAATAATAAAAAAATGGTTAAACTACTAATCGACGCGAACGCAGATGGCTTTGCTAAAGACTTCAGCGGAAGAGATATTTTTACAATAGCAAGAGATGAATTAATAACGACAAATCCTAGTTCTAGTTATTTTGAAATGATGCAATTGCTTAGGTCCTGTCTATATGCATATAACTAACACAAAAACAAACAATAACAACGGAGTAAAAAAAATGACTAAAGACACAAACACAAAAGATATTTTCAACGCAGCATGGAACAACGATATAGAAACAGTAAAAACTTATATTAACAATGGTGGTGACGTTAATGCAAAAAATCAATACGACTCCACGGCTTTAATACTGGCGCGCGATGCTAAAATAGCCAAACTACTAATCGATGCTGGTGCAGATGTTAACGCAAAAAGTCGATACGACGACACGGCTTTAATGTGGGCAAAAAACGTTGAAATAGCCAAACTACTAATCGATGCCGGGGCGGACGTTAATGCAAAAAATCTATACGGCGAAACGGCTTTAGCTTTAATGCGGACACGCAGCAATGTTGAAATTACAAACTTACTAAAAAGCCACGGCGCAGTGGCTTAACACAAAAAGCCCCAATCAAAAACCGGGGCTTTTCAACAACAAAAACGAACACAACGCACTATGTTCATTGATATATTAACACAATTAACAAGGTAATGCAATTATGCACAATGAAAAAATCGTAGAAGCTATTAAATCAACTAACAAACTAAATAAAATTCAAGCTAAAGTATTAGAGATTTTATATAAAACAAGCATTAACGGAGAAAGCGATGTAACGCATACATTTTTGTCAAGTAAATGCAACAACGCAAGTAAGCAATACATTAGTAAAACTCTAAAAGAACTTAAAGACAAAAATTTTATTAAATTTGATAAAAGCTCTAAGAATCAAGTATTTATTCTCAATACTGAATCATTAGAATTGCTTCTAAAATCGTATGAATTAAAAAGCACTATTAGCTAGTTCTATTCTTTAAACAACAACATAAACCAACCGACAATTAATCCTATGCATGCTGTTGCCCAAAATGGTGCTATTACTGTCAGCCATGACCAATATTTAAAGATCGAAACTTCAAACAATTTTAAAAATGGCAAGGCAAAGCTTAGCAAATATATTATGTATATTATGTCTTTAAATCTTGTCATGAAGGCCTATCCCATTCAATTCCCATATCTAACTTTAAATTAAATTTAAATAAAAATTCCTTAAACTCATTTAATGACTTTCTGCCAAAATTCTTTATTCTAAGCATTTCTGCTTCAGTTTTATTAACAACATCTCCTAAATATATAATAGGGCGTTTTTCCTGTTTTAAAGAAAACGTAATATACTCTGTATTTTCTGCGAAGGCTTTTTTTATTCTATTACTCAGTATATCTTTTCCAGCCTCTTCTATTTTTACAGACAAGACTTTATTATCCTTAATATAATCAGGAAATGTTGAAAGAGCTTTTAAATGAACTATTTCTAAACCTTCTAAAACTTTTTGATATCCATCGTCCTTAAACCTAATATGCTTGCATAAGTCTATAGCTTCAAGTAAACAAGAATTTAATTTGTTTGCTTTTGGGTCCAATGTTTTATTAAGGGATTTAATAGTATTGATAGTATCCATAATTACCTCTAAAATGGTATCTCGTCATCCAGTTCTTCATTTTTAAATTCTGGTTTATTTACTACGCTTGCGCTATTAGCTCCTTGTGGCGCATTGTTGCCTTTAGAGTCAAGTAGAATTAAACTAGAGTTATAATTTTGTAAGATAACCTCTGTTGTATATACTTCTTGCCCTTCTTGATTTGTCCATTTTCTAGTTTGTAGCTGGCCTTCAATATATATCTTGCTACCTTTCTTCACGTAGCTTTTTATTACTCGTGTTAAACCTTCATTGAAACATACGATCCTGTGCCACTCTGTTTTATCTTTTTTCTCGCCTGTTGTTTTATCTTTCCAGGTTTCACTTGTGGCAATGCTGAAATTGGCAATTTCTTTACCATCTCCAGTAGTTCTAATTTCTGGGTCTTTTCCTAGGTTTCCAATTAATGTTACTTTATTTAGTGATGACATTTTTATTCTCCATGTTTGCAATTTTTTGTAAATGGTCTATTTGTTTTATTGTATCAACGATAAATTCTCTAATCGTAGCATTTCGATTTTCCGCTAACCAATCTCTTAAGCCTGGATACACAAGAGCTAAGGTATTGAGGTCAATTACACGTGATAACATGTAAAGATCTATAGATGGTAATTTAGAATTATTATCTTGTTTCATTTTATCCTCTTCCTTTGTTTTGATTTTTCGATAAGCTGCGTCAACAGAAATATCCTCTTTTTTAAGTTTTTCTATTAACTCCTTATCACCCACCTCTAATATTTTTTTCACTTTAAGCATTTTATTATAAGTAGTGCCGACCTTTTTAGCAGCGTTTCGCAAGTGTCCTTCTTTTTCCATCCAGTCCTCGCACGAGCGAATACTGACGGCGTATTTAAATCCATGACGATACTTAATTTTTTTTGCCTCCAATTTGCCTTTCCGGCATGACGCAGATATATAATTTTCATGGAATCCCAACATTCGAGCAGCTTCTTGTGAATCAACAAACCCCTCGGGCATTTCTTCTGATTTGTTTTTGTAATCCTCGCACGAGCGAATATTTACAGCGTATTTAAATCCACCACGATACTTAATTTTTTTAGTCTCCAATTTGCCTCTTTTGCATAACGCAAGTGTATGACTTAAGTCCAACTCCAACATTCGAGCAGCTTCTTTTGTATCAACAAACCCCTCGGGCATTTCTTCTGATTTGTTTTTGTAATCCTCGCACGAGCGAATACTTACAGCGTATTTAAATCCACCACGATACTTAGTTTGTTTAGTCTCCAATTTGCCTTTCTGGCATAACAAACGTATATAATTTTTATGGAATCCCAACATTCGAGCAGCTTCTTGTGAATCAACAAACCCCTCGGGCATTTCTTTTGATTTGTTTTTGTAATCCTCGCACGAGCGAATACTTACCGCATATACAAAACCACAGGCAGATTCTTTGCTCTTAATTTTTTTTGCCTCCAATCTGCCCCTCTTAATGCATTTAACTATAGAATTTTTATGGAATCCCAACATTCGAGCAGCTTCTTGTGAATCAACAAACCCCTCGGGCATTTCTGAACAAGTTGGCAACTCTTGCTTTTCTTTTGGTTTTCGATCAATACGTTTATTGTTTTTACTATATATTGATTGTTTTAAAGCCTGCCACTTTAGAGCAATATTAGCTTGATCTGATACTTTTGATCTTGCTAAATGATCTTGTAAAGACTTGCCAGATACAAATAGCTTTGACTCGTTTCCATCATCAAAAACTTTTGTTTTTATTTTATGCTGATAACAAAAATTTTGCATATCTTCTGCTTTTATATCTAACAAGGGGGCAATAGTTGAAGAGGTATAAAACTCTTCAACTGCTTTGCTTATTCTATTAGTCATAGTTACCTCGTATTTTATAATACACTTAATTCAAAGTGATAAATCGGCGTTGTGTACTCAGCACCACTAAAGCGACACGTGTTGTGGATTTCTATCACTCCGTATTTAACTAATTTTTTCAGTTTGTTTCTGATTGTCTGTTGAGAGTAATATTTTTTATTCTTATCATGGGGAGCAAGAGCCGAAGAAATCCCAGTGTCTGTTATTGTAACTTTTTTTGTGCCTCCATCTGACATAGGTCTTAACACTTCCCAATACACTTCAATACATGAATAATCTGGATTTTCCCAACCAGTTCTTAAGCGATCAAAAAGATCAGATCTTTTTTTTATAAAACTGTTACTGTTATTTTTAATAAAATTAATTTGAGTAATCATAATATCTTCTCTTTTTATTTAATTATGAATTATCTAACAAGCCACCATGGCATTGTCATTATTTGTTACTAGCTCAGTAAACTCAGTAATATATCCAATATATTTGAACTTTACTGCTCCAGTGCTACCTGATCTGTTTTTAGCCACCCATAAACACATAGGTTTATCGTATTGCCCTAGCGGAGCATTACCAGTGTCTTTTAGATCGAGATTTCCTAAAAACATAACAACGTTTGAATCTTGTTCAATTGAGCCAGAATCTCTAAGATCGGATAAAATAGGCGTTTTATCTTCTCTTCTTGTATGCTCTCTTGATAACTGGGAAAGTATGATAATCGCAATCCCAAGCTCATTTGCAATATTCTTAAAGCTGTTTGTTATATATTCTATTTGAGCTACTCTGTTTGTTTTTCCACTTTGCGATAAATGGATTAACTGCAAGTAATCAATGATTACTATTTTGAGGCCTTTCTGTTTTATTCCTTTTTGACAATCAAGATAAAACACTCCTAAATCTTTAATTGGTTTAGTGCGTAGAATTAAACCTTGTTTTACCTCGTCAAAAAATTTCATAATTCTGTTGTATCTTTCCTCACCATATCTTGCATCACTTGACGCTTTCTTTTGTGATATCCTAGTGACTACTGAAAATAAACGCTGCAATACTTCTCTTTCGTCCATTTCAAACGACCAAAGTGCAACGCCATGCCCCTGTTTAATAATGTTTATTGCAAGATTTACAGCAAAGGCACTTTTTCCCATTCCCGTACCCGCTCCAATAGTAATTAATTGGCCTTTTTTGAATCCATCGATTATATAGTCTAACCCTTTAAAGCCTGTACTAATTGCTTTTTCTTCCTTGGTATTCAAGACTCTTAAAGCCATAGTTTTAAAATCTTCTTCCTCTTCGGAGTCTGCTATTTCTTCCAGCTTTTGTTTGCTATCTTCCATTATAGAATTAACAACACTTGCAAATGGTTTAGAGTTTGTTGTATCAAGAAGCTCTTCTACAAACTGTTGATTTCTTATGCATAAATAGCGTCTAGCCGATTGTTCCTTTATTCGCTTGATTATGCTATTGACTTGATTCTCGATTTTTAAAACATTCATTGCTTTCATTAAGCATTGCTTTACGTATTCGGATTTACTAATTGGCATTTGTGAATCAACAGCTTTCCAATCTGATTCGCTAATACATGTTATTTTTGCATAACAGTCGTTAAAACCGTCTCCTTGTTCATAAGAACTTCTGATCATATCAAAGAGCTTTCTACTATGCTTAACTGCAAAATCTTCTGCATTTAGGAGTTTACAACATTGAGATAATCCGAACTCTGATGTTACCATGCAGCCTATAGCTAATTGCTCATGCTCTACATCATGTTTTAACATGTCATCGTATTTGCGTTGTAGATCATTAGCTTCTAGCATCTTTAAACCTTTTTATGTTTTCTTCGTATTCTCTATTAGCCTCTGCCATTCCTATTTTTTGAAATTCTGTTAGATAGCGTGTTCTTAATTTGTCCATGGTATCTATCTCGTGCAAATCTCTATAAGCTGCTGGTGAATCATCTTTGTTATAAAAATAAAAAGGAGATTTCTTAGCTATGAATTGAGAAAATGCATCGATTTGTTCTGGAGTATTTTGAGAAAAAAGACTGCTCCAATTCATGGACTTTATGAGCATGTATAAATCAATATCCACATCTACATTAGTTTTTTTATTTGTTATATATATTAGTTTTTTTATATATATATGTAGCAATTCTTGAGATGGGGTAATTTTTTGCCTCATGTCAGGTAATTTTTTGCCCGATGTAGCGCAATTTATTGCCCGATCTTTTGATTCTAATGAGGTAAAATTGCCCGATGTCTTAATACTCATTGCCCCATCTATTGCCCCATCTTTTTTGTCGTTTTGCTGCTCTATTTTGCTGCCTTGTTTTGTTAAAATATCATCCTCAAATTCAGCAAAATAGTCTTCAGGATTTTCTAAAATCTCAGCAGCATTTTTTGTGAATGTTAGTTTGTAAGCGTCGTTATATTTTTTCTTACCTTCAACTAAACAGCGTGAAAATTCCAGATTAAAAATAAAGCCCAGCTCATTCACTAAATTACGATTCTGGCGTTTTTTTCTATCAGTAATTTCCTTCAACACTCTATGCGTCAAAATAGCTTGATTGTATTTATTCGCCTGATACATAGCCACAGCTAATATATCAATAGCCTTAGGTGAAAGCGTTTTGGTCGGATCGTCATGTCTTCTAATAGACTTCCAGCTATTAGGTATTTTTTTATATTGCTGTTTCATTTTGCCTTTGTATTCTTTGTTGCTCTAGTTTTTCTTTAGCGATTTTTAGAACGTTGTCTTTAAAACGAATATTGTTCACGCTGTAACTTTCTGACATTAATAATAGTATTTGAGTAGGTTCTATTACTTCCTTAATTAGTTTTTTAGCTCCTTCTTCGCTTAAACCTTCGTCTGTTATTATTTCCCATACGCCATTTATATTTTTAGCTAGTTGGCTTGCTATTAGAGTTAATTCTTTTGTCATTGCTTGATTCTCTTTAAAACCATTTACTTTTATCTTTTTTAGGCTCTAACACTTCAAACAAACCATTACTTTTAGCCGCCAAGTATCGTGCTAGTATCAAAAGGTCTACATCTTTACTTTGTATACAATCAATATAGTTTTGTAGAACTTCTACAGGCATTGTCTTAGTCTTGCGCATTAGCTACCTCCTTAAAAACGAAACCATCAATCATACGCCTTGAGGCTATTCTTAATTGAACAAAGTCATCTTCAGGACAATTGCCATGAGATGTTTCCATTATATAATCTCGGCAAGTCATTAAATTTGCTTTTGGCTCACAGTTAGATAAACAAGCACGCATTTCCTCGCCAGTTTCTTTGTCCTTTTTAGAATAAAGGAGTAAATACGGAGTATTTATGTCTTTGCCTTTTAGCAACTTCTCAATGTCATTCTCATTAGTTGCAACGCCTTTCGGCGCTTTCGGCTGTTTCGGCTTTTCCTTAGCTTGAATTTCGTTATAAACAGCAGTAATCTTTTTCTTACCAGCACGAAGATCGGCTTTTTGTTCTTCCGTGCCTTTTTTCATTATAGTTTGATAACGCTGGACTGTTCTTGTGCTAGTTTCTGCTTCTTTAGCTATCTTACTTGCCGTCTTACCTTCAAAAGCGCCTTTCGGCACTAGGGTCTCATTTTTAGTATTTTCTACTTTTTTTCCAACCAACATTCTTTCTTTTGCAAGTTTCTCTAAATGCACTTGCAACTTAGAATGCAATTCTAACCGTTCAACTAAAGTTAAACTACGGCGTGCTTTTTGGTTGTTGTACATCCATGTCATTACCTCTGATTTATCGGTAAATTTAAGGCGTGTAATTTTAAAAGGAGTTTTGAATTGCTGGCATATTTTATATCTATTATGTCCATCAACAATAGTATCAAGACTATCATCACCTCGATGCCAGACTTTAATATTATCCAAACAACCATCAGCCTGAATAGCAAGCGATAAACTTTCAAACTCATCTTGTTGCAATGGTTTAATAAAGTCTTCTAACTCTTTATCTATATGCAATTCCATAATTACCTCTTATTTTGTTTCATATGTCTTTCTTGCCAGTATTCCTCTGGTGTTTGAACCTTTGGCACAGTTAATAAATTACTGAAAATTATAAAAATATTTCTAAACATTATTTTATTCCTCTGTTGTTCTTAAACTACTTTCAATGGTTGGTATGTCTCGATGCATACTCAGCACTATGTCAGACAAGCTTTTTGCATCTTCTACAATGATTCGGTATTGAGATTCATGTGGTTTGCTTTTTATTTGCTCAAGTATTTTTAAAAGGCGAGTAGCTACATTTATTGCGTCTTGGGGGCAGTAAGTACTAAGTTCGCTTCCTATAACTTCTTTTAATTGGCTATGAGGTGGTTTTAGAATTTGTTGCTTTCTTTTAAAGTGCGAATAACCTTGATTAATAGCTCGTTCATAGTTTAAATTAATCTCGCTTATTTTATCTAAATAACTTCTAAGCAATCCATTTAAATAATTTACTTCCATGTATATTTTCTTAAGTTCTAAGTCTTCGTGATTTTTTAAATAAGTTTTAAAAAGACGTGTATCAGAATTACTTTCTAAATAATTAATAAATCTTGTGAAGTATGTTTGGAATTTTTGGATCATTGAATTACCTCGTAAACAAAATTAGCCCAATCAATTTTCCATTCGATAACTCTTACTCTTAAGTCTTTATCATGTTGAATAACACGTAATATTTTGCCATCAATTCTGTTTATCAAACGTTTTATTGATGACTTATGCATAAAAGGAATATATTGATTAAGCTCAACATCCTTTAAAACAGCAATATTAGATTGCAACGCAATCATTAATTCACCGATTGCCACAGTATCTTTATGAGAAATCTTGTGTTTTATTAGTTCTGTTAATAACTCAGATGCATCGTATTTAAATTTTTTCATAATTTTTTATGAGATAAATATAAAAAAAAAAATATTATCATCTTTTTCATGTAATATCAGAAAGGGTTCACTTCCGAACCAAATAAAAAAAAAGAACAAAATGTTAAAATATCTTACAATTGATCATTACTTATTATTAGCCTTCTTTATCTATTTAGTGTTTGCGAGCACTCAAGCATTTAACTCGACCAGGACTCTGAACTATTATGCTATTGGTAATAGGACTTTTTCAGTATTTGCTTTGTCATCTACTATTATTGCCACTTGGATTAGTGGCAGTGGTTTAGTTCTTGATTTAACGGAATTTCAGGAAAGTGGTTTTATTTACTTTGTAGAATCTCTTGGTATGTGTGCAAACCTTGCATTATTTGCGTGGATATTTGTCCCTAAAATGCAAAGTGTGCTAGGCAAAACCTCCGTTGCTTCTTATATGTCTGAGCGTTACGGACAAATTGTAGGTAATACAGTTTGCATATTAGGAGCTGTATGTTCTATGGGAGGAATAGGAATACAATTTAAAATCATGGGAGAGTGCCTATGTTTTTTCTTTGACCTAGACGTAACAAAATACTCTTTGCATTGTATAGTGTTCTCTAGCGTTGTTATAATTTTTTATACTACCTCTGGTGGTATTAGAGGCGTAGTAAGAACGGATATAATACAAACTATATGTTTTACCATCGCCATACTTGTTGGTATTGGGTGTTTTAACGGCAAAAACTCCACATACCAACAGTTTTATCAACAAAACAAAACAGAACAGCAGATAATTAATGACAATACAAATCAAGCCAGTCAATACAGTAAATACAAACCCTCTATTCAAGCCTTCACTAACATGACTTTGAACGAATTTTTTGTATTTATTTTATATTTAGGATACTTTGCTATACCTGGTTTTAAACCTCATGTTGTACAACGTGTTTCTATGGCTAAAAATTTAGATCAAGCAAAAAAATCTTATTATATAGCCTCAATTGCCCTTGTTATTATATTGGTTTTATCTTGTTATTTATCATATTTGTTAACGAGTCAAAGCCTAGTTAATTCAGACATGCCTTTATTACAATCCCTTATTAATTCCTACAATACTCCTCTTGTAAAAGGAATTTTTGTTATTGGAGTAATTTCTATGTGCATGTCTACCGCAGATTCAAATCTAAACATAACATCGATTTTACTCTCTAATGATTTGTTCCTAACAAAAAATTTAAAACCTTTGAGTAAAATAAAACTAGCTCGGTTATTGACCTTAATCGTAGGTTTATTATCAATAATGTACGCCGTACAAAAAACAAAATTATTTTCAATAATATTATTGTCAGGCTCATTTTATTTACCAACTGTTTCAATACCAATTATGGCCACAGTGCTAGGATATAAAATCACGAAACGTTGCTGTATTGCTGCTATAGGATTATCATTGATTTTTGTTGTAATAACTAAATTTATAATTCAAGTCAGTTTTGATATAAACCTCATAGGAATGTTGTTAAATTTATTTATATTAATAGCTTTTCATCATATCGTAGAAAAATGGGAATGGCTCAAACCCTTCGGTGTTACTAGCAAAATAAAGTAATATTTGTTTGTTTATATAGTATTTTTGGGTAGTGCTACCATTACCCATTAATCTTTAAAATAATACAGATAAGCAAGTATTGGATATACCAAAACTAATGACGCATGAAAAACAAACATAATTTTTAAAAATAGATCAAAGTCCGACATTTTAAAACTACAACCAATAATCTTTTAAAAGTTGCAATTGCTCTGCATTTATGTCGAGATCGTGACTAATAAAATCACTTTTAAAACATTCATTATGATTTATTGCATAGTTAATTAACTTTAATATCAAATTTCTATCAAAGATTATATATTGATGGTCGGTTTTACATTTCAACCATAGACTCAAGTCATTTAGAGAAACTTCACTTTTAATTGAAGTAGCAGCTAAAGAATAAATATCTTGTACTTTTATTTTTTTTTTCATTTTAAAAACTGGTTACTTGGAAGCTAGGAATTCAAACGTATTCATAGAAAAATATCCTTATACACTTCCCGCTCTTTTTTTAGAGCGGGAAGTGTATAAAACTCCTAGCCATAAAAAGTTTTCTATGAAGGCGTTTGAGACCTAGATCAAAAATCTTAAAAAAAAAATAAATAAAATACCATTATATCTTATTAATTATACGCTTTTTTTCTTTTTTTTTTAAACCATGTTGTCAAAATCACCATTTTTTAGCTTTTTTACATGTTCTAATTGTTTATTTCTTTCCATCATTTTTTTAAAATTAGCTAGGTTAATTTCTGTTTGATCTGATATTCCTGATAAAGTTGTATTTACAATAACTTGTATTTTCTTTGCTTTGTTTGGTTTTTCTTTATTTCTTTTTCTATAACCAAGCGTAGCTACTACTAATCTTTTTGCCTTTATGCCATCTTTAATTACCTTATCCAACTGAGGCAACTCTTTTCTAGCATTATTAATTGTGATCATTTTAAAACCATATTGCTCAGGCATTTTTTGTACACCATATTTTATGACAAACTTATTTAATTCAGCGAGTTCTCTGCCAGTGAATTTTCTAAAATATTCTATTGCTTTATTTACTTCGGTGTTTTGTTTTCTTAAAGCTTGGCCTTTTTCTATTGCTTCGTTAAGCTCCTTGTTGATTTTTTGCAAAGCAAAAAATACACAAGGCCTATTACAGAATTTTTTAGAAGCTGCTTCTATGTTTTTTATACTAACTATTTTAGTTATTTCTTCTAAATCAGCTTTACTAAATGTGTATTTATCTGACATGCAATATCTTTGTTTTAAGAATAAAATAACGGTCAATATAGTATGTAAATTATATTTTTTCTAGTTATTTATTGACTTATACTAAACTTTTACGATATAGTTTGTAGTTAAAATTGACTACATTAATAATATTTTATGCCTAATAGTATTTGTTTTATAAACCAAAAAGGCGGAGTGGGTAAAACTACTATTGCTCATAATACAGCATATATACTTGCTACTATTCATGACAAAAAAGTTTTACTAATAGATTTAGATCAACAAGGAAATTCTTCTGAAATATATTTGCCTGATAAAAATATAGAACCGTCCATTAGCTCAATTTTTAGACTAAAATCACCTGACATAAATTCTATAATACGCCCAGCTCAAGTTTACTCAGATATTGTTAAAAATATGTATATATTGCATAGCAATATCTCTCTTTCTCAAGCTTTAAAAGAAATACCGCACAGAACTTATAAAGAAAAAATATTATTTAATGCTTTGCAAGATATTGTAGTCAATTATGACTACATAATTATTGATTGTCCCGCTTCTATAGAAGACTCTGTTATTAATGCCATCTATTTTGCCGATAACTTTATTATTCCTGTTGAAATGGGTGCTTTTGCAGCAAGTGCTATACAAGATGTATTAGAGCTTATCGCAGAGGTAAAGGAATTTGGTAATTTACAAAATTTATTATCTAGTAAAAAAGTTAAATTTGTAAAAAATAAAGTAGATCATAGAGGGGTATCTTTTAATAAAATAATAGAATCAGAAATAAAAGAAATACTCCCGTATACAATACAATCATATATTAGGCAAAGCTTATATGTAAGCAGAGCAGGTATAGAAAAAATACCTATTATAATGCATCCAGAAGTACCACTTGTAGTTAAAAGTGACTACAAGTCTTTTGTAAAAGAAATAATATCGTAGTCACTTTTAACTACAAAATAATAAAAATTATGGCTATTAACCTAGAATCCAACAATAGTAGAAATATAACTTCTCAAACAAGAAAGAGATTGCAACCTAAATCTATTAGGTTTTCTCATAACGAATTAGAAATTCTGAATCAGGTAAAAGATCGAATAGAAAAACTAACCCATTCTTCTCCATGTTCTGATACGAAAGCTTTTAAGATATTATTGCATCTTGCCAATAGCTCAACAGATTCTTGCATAAAAAAAGCTATATCTAAAGTATTATAAAAATTTTAAAATACTAATTTTATTAGACGTTTTACCTTTTTTATCAATAAAAACTTCTCGTTTTATTAAGCCTGCGTCAGATAAGATTTTAAGCTTGTTAAAAACTGTTTTATAATGCACACGCAGTCTGCTTGCTATTTTTTTAGGATAAATATAACATTCATTTGTTTTTTTGCACTTTCGTATCAAATAGATATACATTTCTAACGCTCTGACGTCCGGTTTATTTAACCATTTTGAAGGTGCAATTTTATAAAATTCATTCCATAACCTGTTTGTAATCATACAACAAACTCCAATTCATCAACCCCCAAATACTCACCAACTCCTTTGGCTTTATCCAAAATATTATCAAGAAAACGCTCTGTAAAATCAAAACTTCTAAATAAACTGACTTTTAACACATTATCGACTTTCTCCACGGACTTAAGATTCATAACAAAATCATAAGCTTGATGTGGAGCTAATTGAATAACTCTTGCCTTAAACTGACTGATTCCCCCAGGATTATATATTGCATGGTTTTCTATAGCTGCAAAACACTTTTCTATTTCGGATAACGTAGTTATTTTCACAATCTCTGCCTCAGGTCTCCTTTTCATAATTTTAAAGCCCGGTAAATTCGTTTTGTTCACGTCCCTGCCTTCATTTTGGTATGCTTTTGTCATATAGGACATAAACCTAGCCTTTGATTCAAACATATACCTGCTCTCCTTAGGTTTACGGGACATATCCAATAAAATTTCATTCATTGCGTTTAGGTTATATTGCTTACCGCTGCGCTTTTGTAGCTCGTATGCGTCTTCTGAGCTTAGTGGGTAGTGATCGGCTAGTGTTTTTGGCTTATCGTATTGATTGAACTTGTAAACCTTAGCTTTACTCGCCTTGCGCTCCGCTGCTGTAGGTTTCTTTCTAGCGTTAGAATTAAACTTCTTTTTGCTAACCGCTTTTACAACCTTGTCCATATGCTCGCAAGTTGCAATACTAGCTTCTATCGTTTTATCTCTCTCTGATAAGCTACCATCTGAATTAGAATTATTGAAAAATATAGATTCCTGCGCTTGCGCATTAGATCTATATTCTAATTTATTAGAATACCTGTTATTACATATAGGGGTGGACATTTTTGTCCAACTAGAATTTGTATTTTCAAGCTCTACAGACCTTATTTCTTGCTGCAAAGAAGCCGATAGCGTAATGCAAAAGTAGTAAGAAATTTTTCCCCCTTCCCAGACCTTAATTTTCTCATATTGAATTAAATCTAAAAGTTCATTTAACAGTCGCTTATTTTGTCTAGCACAACACTTGGTAAGTTTATTTAAGTAATTCTGATTTACTACAGCTTTACCACTTCTGAATATCATTTTTAGGATAACACGGAGTATTTTCTTGGCTTTTTCGCTCAAGTAAACAGTTTTATCTGTGAGTTCGTTTTCTTCAACTACGCCATAGCGTTGTAGTTTATCTAGCAGTTTGTACCTATTTGGCCAGTTATATAAAAATGCTTGATAAAATTGATAGGCTAGTGTTTGTTCTTGTTTTGGTGCTACTTGGTAGTCTTGGTTTGTTTTTAATTTTGTCACTTGTATTTTTCTATTTATTTAACTTAATTTAAGCTTTCTTTAGAAAAACACTTGACAATAGACATGCCTTTTTATAAACTTCTTTTGTTAAATGAAGAAGTTTTTTTGGTGTTTTTCTTAAAAAAATGCCACCTCCAAATTAGACCAGCCTCCAAACTGATCTAATTTAGTCACCGAGTTGCTCATCATTACATTTTAAATTCTCCATAAAACTTGAAATACGCCTTTTAAGAACTAAATTACTTTTTTAGCAAAGTCAAGTGAAAAATAAAAAATGGTAGAGAGCAAAAAAATGTTACTAGAGGCAATTAAAAATTCGGATATTTTGCCATTAAAGCAAAAAAATACATTAAGTGTTGTGTGTTCTGCAGAATACCCTTTATCTGCAAAAAGTATTGAAAAAAAACTCTCAATAAACAAACAGTCTATAAATTATAGCTTAAAATCTCTATTAAAAAGAAATTTTCTTATTAGAGAGAAGGATGGCTATTATACATATAGACCTAATTATATACGTATAGAAGAATTAGTAAGAAGATTTAGAGAAAAAAAATAACTCTACTTTTTTTATAATTTGAGTTGACTTTATGAATTGTCCATACTATACTACCTTATAAGCAAGGCATAAAAAAACGCCTGAAGAAGCACACTTCAAGCGTTTAACCTTGTATAATTAACAATAAAATAAGGTATATAGTATGAAAAATTTACCACAAGGCTTTATAAGCACATTATTAGCGCAAAAAAAATTATCAGGCAACGTAAATTCTAACAACAACAATAATGCTACAATTTCTGACGACTATAGTTTCAATCCTAGATTAAGCGACAAACCTAGTTTTCATACTCCAAATATTAGAGACGATGAAGATTTTGGAATGCCAATAGCTTATGTTGTTGCTACTTTAGCTAGAAAAGCAAAAAGCGTATATGAGCGTTATTTAGTATCGGAAGAAAGTAAGCAATTGTTACTAAAAGCTCACGAATATGAAATACCTTACGATATGGCAAACATAGATATTCTAACGCTTAGAGATAAAGTTGAAGAATTTGAAGAAGTTATACAAAGAGCTAATGAATACGGCATAAACTGGAAAAGCTTTGGTTATGACATTCTTGCTATAGAGCAGGAAATGTTTGATATAGATCAAGCTGAAAACAACTACTTAAATTATGCAAAAACTCAGTTTGCATTTGCAAGAAAATTGGAGGCTTAACATGGAAAAAGAAATAAGAATAGATCGCTGTGAAGTTATGAAATTATATGAAAGCTGTATAAGTAACTTGTCAGTACATAGTATAGGGCAATGGCTTAAGACAACAACCGATGGACAATATATCGTTGTTCCACAAAAGGATATAGTTCATCTATGCCATGCATTTGACGATATAGAAGATGGTATGATGAACACTATAGAAATTGCCAAGGATTTGGAAAATTGGATGTGATAAAATGAATAACACAGAAGAATTTATCTACAAAAGTTATTATGAAAGTTTGCGCAAACACAAAAGACCAGTTAATATTTTTAAAAAACAAGATAAGTCAGAACCTTATTACATGTTTAAAATAGATAAAAACCTAGAAATCAGCGATAAGATTTTTATAACTTATAACGAAGTAATGTCGTATAAAAAAGGACAGTTAATTTTAGGAGGCGAGATGTGAGCGATAAGCAATCGCTAGATGCAAAAACTTTAAAGATATTGAAGCAGTTGAAGAAAATAAATCGCTTGAATTGCGATCTACCAGAAATTCAGCAACTAAGAGAACAATTAAATGAGTGTGTAAAATATTATGGAAAATAAACAAGCATGGCTTGAAGAGCGAAAAACTTACATAGGCGGTAGTGATTTAGGTTCTATCCTCGGAATTAGTAACTTTCGTACAGAACTTGATGTATATTTTGAAAAAACGTCTGAAGGCGTAGCAGAAGATACAGCAGGTGAAGCTGCTTACTGGGGAAATGTCTTAGAAGATGTTGTTGCTCAAGAATACGCAAAACGTACAGGCTTCAAGATAGAAAAGCCAGCAGGCCTTATCCGCCACAGTGAACATCCATTCATAGCTTGTAACTTGGATTACTGGGTAATTGATAATAAAGGCAATCGCCATATTCTAGAATGTAAAACTGCTAATCAAATGAAAGTTACTTGCTGGGGCGAGGAAGGTACAGATCAGATACCAGAAAGTTATTTGTATCAAGTAGCTTATTATGCAGCAATAACAGGTGCTAGCAGAGTAGATATAGCCGTTCTTATCGGAGGTCAAGACTTCCGTATTTATCGCTATGATAAAGACGAAGTAAAAGAAAGCCAGCTTATAAAAGCAGCTAAGAAATTCTGGAATAATCATGTACTAGCAGGAGTTCCGCCGCAACCTAGAACTCAGGAAGATGCAGCAAAACTCTACCCAAAGGCCAATGGTCTTGAGGTTAGAGCTAACGATACAATTTTAGAAAAAGTATGCGTTCTTCAAGACTTAAAAGCTCGTGAGAAAACAATATCTGAAGAGATCAAAGGCCTACAGTTATCTATTAAGGATTACATGCAAGAAGGTGAAGCTTTAGTAGGAGAAGAAGGACATTGCTATGCTACATGGAAAAATAGTAAAGGTAGAGCAAGCTTAGATACAAATAAACTAAAATCTGAGTATTCTGATATTTATCAACAATGCTTGAAGGGAGGCGGTAGCTATAGAGTTTTTTCATTAAAAGGATAATGATGAACACGCAGAAAACTGGCATAGTACAAGAAGTAAATCCAAAGCTAAAGACAGCTTTAGTTACACTTGATGACGGTAGCGGAAATATACCAATATGGCCGTATCATTTTAGAAATAATGCTATAGAGAAATTAACAAAATGCATGTCAGTAATATTAAACATTAAAATTGTACATGGTGTACAGAATGCAACAAAAATAGAAATTATAAAATAAAAATATGTCTAAAGAAGAGTGGTTAGAAGGAGCAATTTTAACGTTTAAAAAAAAGCAAAGATTGGGGTTGATAAAGTACGATAACGGAAAATATTGTATTTTTCGTGCTCGAAATGTCGCAAAACTTTCTAACTTAGACGAATTTATTAAAAATAAAAAAGTGAAATTTATACTCGAGCAGTCAGCTACTGAAGATATAGCAACAAGAATACATTTAATAAAATAATTGAGGTGATTATGAGCCAATTGGTACAACAAACAAATAATGAAATAGACAGCGCAGTATTATCTGCTTTAAAAAGTAGTTTATACACTGGAGCTAAGGACGACAGTATACAAATGGTAATTGAATACTGCAAAGCCTGTAATCTTGACCCTATGCAAAAACCGGTACATATAGTGCCAATGTGGGACAAGAATACCAAGTCTATGAAAGATACAATTATGCCAGGTATTGGTTTATATCGTATTCAAGCTGCTCGTAGTAATAAATATGCAGGAGTTAGCGAGCCAGAATATGGTGATACAGTTAATACTAAACTAGGTGGAGTAAATATTTCATATCCTGAATGGTGCAAGGTTACAGTTAAAAAACTGATTGGGACTAGTATAGTTGAATTTACCGCAAAAGAATATTGGTTAGAGAATTATGCTATTGCAAAAAAAGATTCTACTGCTCCTAATGCCATGTGGCTAAAGAGGCCATTTGGTCAATTAGCAAAATGTGCAGAAGCTCAAGCCTTGCGCAAAGCTTTTCCCGAAATTATTACCCAGCAACCAACCGCTGAAGAAATGGAAGGCAAGTCTTTTGCAGAAAACACAAAAACTGTAGTCGAAAACAACGCTAGTCAAAATGCTTTAGAGCGTTATATTGAGGACGAAAAAACTGAATATGATGTTACTCAAGACAAAGTAATATTAAACAAATATTTTGCTTTACAGGAGCTTGTAGAATTACATAATATTCCTCAAGAAACTGTGGATTTGTGGTTACAAAAAGCACAAGTTGAAAGTATAGATAAACTACCAGAAGAAAAAATAGATGCTTGTATTGACTATATAGAAAAAAAATTTTAATTCTGAAAATATGTAAAATCATAAAGTAATGAAATGAAAAAATGTATACTAATTTTATCTACAATCTTTGCAAGCAACTCCGCTTTAGCAAACGTAGAAAGTAATAAATACCAAGTAGTATCTGATTTAAATGTAAAATTAGGAGCGTATGCTGCATTTGAAGCAGGTGGTAGTAGGCAGAGTCATTTAAAGTCTTCAGAGAAGAATTTATCAGCTAATAGAGATGGATTTTTATTTTATAACGATACAGCGTTATTTGCTACAATATCTAACAAGCATGAAGAAGTAGAATATGGTGGTAAGATTATTCTAGTTCCAACGGCACAGAGAAAAAATATACCTAGTTATAATGGTTCACATATTTTTATTAAAAGCGAATTCGGTCATATAGAGCTTGGCTCACCTATTCCAGTGGCTCAAAATATGATGATAAGTGATGGTAGTGTTCCTGGTAAATATATTAAGAAGACAAGCTCTCACTTAAAACAAAATAAAGAGCATGGTCCATCATTTTTAACTGGAGATGGTCATTTTCTTGGAGATAATATTGTTGCTGATTTTGATAAAGCAAAATATAGCAATGAGCCACCAAGAACTATAAACTACTATACGCCTAAATTTGCACTTGGTAATACTACAAAAGTACAGTTAGGAGTTTCTTATACACCAGATAGTTCTAATACTGGAGCAGGTGGCGCAAATGAAAAAACCACAAGTTCAGCGATAAAAAAGGTAGGTATTGATAACTTACATAAGTTTGAAATAGATAAGTCTGTAGCTGATGCGGTAACTGCTGGGATAAAATTAGAACAGAAAATTAGTGATGATATAAATTTAAAATTAGCTCTAACTGGTGAATATGGAAACACTAAAGGTAAAGCTAAAAAATATATTTCAAAAGATGATAAGAATCCATTAGAACATAAACTTGCTAATTTAAGAAGTTATAATATTGGTGGTGAGTTAAAGTTGAGTGATTTTACCTTTAATGCTTGCTATGGAAATTTAGGTAAGAGCTTTACAACTCCTGAATTTCATAAGTCTGGTACTAAATCACATTATTATAATGCAGGAGTTGCTTATAAATATGGGCAAACAACAACAAAATTGTCTTATTTTGGCTCAGAGCAATACAAAAACAAAGTTAGTTCTGTAAAGCTAAATATTAGTCATATATTAGCACCTGGACTAAAGCCTTATGCTGAAATATCTAGCTATACATTAAAAGGTAAGCCAGAATTTCATAACGAGTTAAAAAGCAAAAGTACAAGAGGAACTGTGGCATTACTTGGTCTTAAATTAACATTATAATTTTAGAAATAAGAATCATGGAACAAGGAAAAATAAAATTTTTTAACAGTGAAAAAGCATATGGATTCATTGTTCCTAAAGCTGGCGGTGAAGATGTATTCCTACATATGAATGAATTAGAAAAATCAGGTTACAAAGGCATAAGCATAGGTTATGTGGTTACTTATGATGTTCAAACAAACCACAAAGGCAAGAATCAAGCTGTCAATATTAAGATAATAAGCTGATGAAAACTATAAAAAGAGATACTTTGATGTTTTATTTAAAAAACAGTTCAGAAGAGATACAGCTAGGGGATTTATTAACTTGGTTGTCTCAATATACAAGTACAACAATCGAAGCACATAAAAGTTCAGAAAATATACAGCTTGTTTAGTTCCAATTTTAGCAGGCTGTAGAGTCAGCTAACACTAACCAAAATCAATAAAATTTTATCTGTGTTATAATTAGTAGTTAAGTTCTCTACTAATTTGTAATGAAAAATTTCTACGTATATCTTTTAGCTTTGATGATAACAATAATCATTTTAGCATCTTTCATTTGTACTTATAAAAAGCTCAACAATTCTTTTGATGGAACAGGTCATTGTAAAGATGAAATGTTTTGGAAAGAATTAATTACCTTAGAAGAGGTAATGTGATGCTACGCCATAAGTTCAAAGCAAAACCTTGCGAATATGATGGGATAAAATTTGCCTCCAAAAAAGAGCAGAAACGCTACTGTGAGCTTCAAGTTTTAAAATCAGCGGGTGATATACTATTTTTTTTAAGACAAACTCCTCTGCATCTCTCTGGCGGCGTTAAATATGTTTGCGACTTTTTAATATTCTGGTCAAATGGGACAGTAACCTTTGAAGATGTAAAAGGCTTTAAAACCGATATCTATAAACTCAAGAAAAAACAAGTAGAAGCTACTTATCCAATCACAATTACGGAGATATAATAATGAACTATTTAAAATACATTTTAATAGCGTTAGGTTTATTACCTTTTTTAATTACGGCACACATAATAACAACAAGCAAAACAGCAAAAGCTTCGGAAAACCAATTTTATGTAAAAGGCGGCACTGGACTAAATACTATAAATCCTTTTCATATAAGAGATGATGAATATAAAGGTAAAATAAAAGTATCTCATGCTTTTCCATTAATAGAGGTTGGTGCTGGCTATAAATTTGCCGAAGGCGTGCGAGTAGAAGGAGTTTTTGACTATTACTTTTTATTCCACTCGAAAGAAAAAACAACTGATAAATTTGACAATAAATTCAATATAGAAAGCAAAACAAAAGCACATGCGTTTTTCTTAAATGGATATAAAGATATTTGCCACTGGAAAAACTTTACACCTTTTGTAGGAGGCGGTATTGGTATTTCTACGTTACAAGAAAAAGCCACTGGTTATGCTGTATCGAACGCTGATCATTATCCACTTGATACTGTCAAAAGTAAAAGAGTAAATCGTATTGCTTATAAAATAACGCTAGGTACAGAGTACGAAATGTCAGATAATTATACAGCCGAACTTTCTTATAATTATTTTAATCTAGGTTATAACAAACCTCAAAAAATAAACGGAATAGACAACGTGCAATATAGACGTTATGGTATTCATGGAGTAATTCTTGGAATTAGAAAAAGTATTTAAATATGAAAGCACAATTTACGTCTTTACATGCAGCGCAAGCGAGCAATGCTAGGGCACAAAATTCACAAAATCAACCTTATCAAGCTAGCACCTTTGCTCAAAGAGAAGGTCGTGAAACAGAGCTTCAGAATGAAGTTAAAAACTTAAAACAAGAGCTACAAATAAAAAACAACCAATTAGCTTCTGTACAAAATAATCATAAAAACATTCTTGATCTTTTTAATAAAACTTCTAAAGAAGTGGTAAGTTTGAAGTCTCAAAACAAAGAATTAAAGACCGTTATAGAAAAACAAAAAGCCGACTTGTTGAGTGTGAGCGAGCAAAAACAAAATATAGAAAGTGGCTCTATAGAACGTATCCATTTATTAGAAAAAATGTTAAGTGAAAAAAATGGTCAGATACAAGGCCTGCAAGAGTCGTTAAAATTAATTGCTTCACAGAATAATTTTGTTTCTTCAGAAATTTCTAGTTTAGACTTAAATCCACAAGCCCATCATCAAGAATCGGAAGTTATAGAGCAAATAAATCTTAATGCAATGCAAACAGTTGAATCTATTATTGTACCAAATCATTCGCAAAACATAAGTCAAATGCATATTTCACAAGGTGAACCTATATTAAACGTACAAGGCCAGCCAATATTAGGAGGAGCGCAAGCCCAATTAATGGGCGACTCCTCTCATGATTTTTCAATAATTGATCATCAGGATTGAATTTACCTTCTGAGTGCTAAGTACTGGCCTGGAAATCCAAGGAAAGTGTCGATACTATTATGAAATGCCTTGTCTGACCTAGCTCTTTCCATAATAGCTGGATCTTGCGATCGATAAAACTCTCTTGCTATATCATGGGCTGATAAATTAGAGTAATTATTTTTGTTAAAAGCCCCCCAATTTGGCACAATGCTCGCTAATCTTTGCTGTTCTTGCAAAGCTGCTTGTTGTCTTCTTTGCGCAGCAATCCTTTCCTGCTCTGCTTGTCTTTGACGATCTGCTAATAATCTTCTTTGCTCGTCAAGCTGAGATTGTAAGCTGCTGATCTGACCTTGATATTGATTAGCTTGATTATCTACTTGAGTTCTGTAATTATCTCTTTCTCTTTCCATTTCTTGGTAATTAGTATTGAGGTTAGCTAAATTCTCCAAGCTAATATTATTATTTCTCATGGTATTAAATACGTCAGAAAACTCTCCAGTTCTACCACTGCGCATAGCTTGACCTCTCATGTGTGGCCACATCCACATAGCTTCGTTCATGTAGTTTTTATAAAGCTCTTCATTCTCAGCTTGTTGATTTTTCCATTTAGTAGAGCCAAGCCTATTAAGGTCTCTAATATTTTTAATACTATCACCAAATTCCTGCTGACCCTGATCACCAAGCATGCCAAGCTTTTTTATATCGCCGATATTAGACTGATGCTGCATTTGCAGTTGGTTTTTTAAATTACCTTCAGTAAGTTTATTACGTTGTTCTAATATAGATTCGTTTAATTCTCTTGCGCGCTGCTCTGCTTCTCTCATATGTTGAGGCGAACCATATTGACCTAGCCTTGTGTATTTATTAGAAAGTCTTCCAAGATCAGATTTAAGGCGTTTTTTTCCTGCATATTCTAGCTGATCTATTTGACCTCTAATAGCTTCTGGAACATTGTCTAAAGCAGATTCGCTAACACTTCTCTCAGCATTACTTAATCTACCTGTAAGCTCTTTTCTTTCGGGATAAAAACTATCTCTGAATTTAGAGCTTAAACGCCCCATAAGCTCCTGTGAAGTGTCTAGCTCTGGATTACTGCCAGCTATCATTTCGCCTTGGTATTTTTGATTGGGAGCGTTATAGGCAGCCATAGCCTGATTGATTTGATCAACCATAGGCTTTTCTAAATCGGGGTGAAGTTCGCCTCTAACAGCATTACTACCTCTATTTAAAACTTCCTCTAATCTGTTGGCTTTTTCAAACGGAGCTTGCACTTCTGTGTCAAATGCTGCTTTATCTGCCTTTAGTTGTAGATTAGTAAGGCCTTGTTTTTGCTTGCCAAACTGCTCCAAATTATCAATAAGCAAGTTCCGTCTTGCTTGCTTTTGTCCAGATAAACCTTGCAGAGCTTTAGCAGTAGCAATGTTTGCATTTTGATCAAGGTTGCTGCTTAATGTCTTTATATCGCCAAGTTTGCCTCTAAATTCGCCAACGCCTCTGTCAATATCTCTACCACTTTTTCTTTGAAAACGATCTACTCTATCGTTATAAGATGAGCGAAATTCTTTTTGTAGTTTACCTAATAGAGAATTACCATAATCTCTTTGGCGACCACCTGTATTGTCTAGCAATCCAGAAATAGAATTATCAGATAATCCAGTAGGGCGAGATAATGCAGAGGATATTTTATTTGAATATGGGGTTGGTTTCCCTGCGTAATATTCTTGTAAGCCTCTAGCTCTTTGCGTCAAATCCGACATTGGAGCAAGTGTTTTACCTTGATATGCTGGATAATTTAAACCACTAAGCCTTGCTCTGTCCCCAGCAAGCCTGCTATAGCCTTTTTCAAGCATTCCTTCTAATGTGTTGCCAAGGCCTCCTTGCTGGTTTTTTCCTTTTGTATTGTAGTCATAGATACCGCCTCTTTGTAGCCAGTCTCTGGAAAATCCAACATCATCAAATCTAGGATTTAAAGACCTTCTAAAAAATACATCAGGGTGATTTAATACGTATAATTCTTCTGCTGTTGCCATAATTTACACCCCCAGATAAGCAGTTAATGATTTAGACTTCGGCGGTAGAGCATTCTTCATGCCTTTACTACCTCGTATTTTTCCAATCATTTCATTAAGTTTTTTAGCTCCAGCATTATTATTACCATCACCTAAATGTGCAAGTACATCAGCAGGTATTACGTATTCGCCATCAGAAAGCATAGCTGGAATCTTATCTGCTTGCCCGCTGGTTTCACCGTTTATATACATACCAAGCCCCAAAGGGTAATCCGTTTCCTGCATTTCATAAGATATTTCAGGCTCAATATAACCACCCGCCTTCATCATGACAGGATTACCACTAAATTCAGGGTTATTATAATATTCAAGCCAGCGACCTTTTTTCTTATAATCTTCAGGACTATTAGTTTTTACATGCAAAGGCTCTATGTTAAACCGCTCTTCTGGTAGGAACTTATTTCTAGCAACACGTCTTCTTGATTGCTCTGCCAACAAATCCGCTGCTTCCTTAGCAGCTTGTTCTTCTGGAGTAAGCATTAAGCCTAATTCATAACGTTTTCGCTCTGCAGCAAGTTCTTCTGGTGATTTCTCTTTTGGAGGTTTTGGCCTATTCATCAGCGACCCACCAACAATAGCAGCAGTAAATAAATTAGAAGGCTGGCTAAAAAAACTCTTACTGTTATCCATGAGCATATCGGTAAATGATTTTCCTGCAGCTTCTTTTGCAGATTCAGTTGCCGCCGTCTTGGCCGCTTCCTGTTTTACTATTTCTGAAACCGGTACTTCGCCAGCAGCAGAAGCACCACCTATGCTACTGCTTCCACCAAACATATTACTAAGACCTAGAGCTTTCATAATGGAGTTTTGTTCTCCGTAATTAGTTAAAGTCTGACCAAGATCTTGCATACCTAAAGCATTTGCCCCACTTCCTGCTAAACTAGCAGCAGATGGTAAGGTAGCTCCTATCATACCACCACGCAGCGCGCCTTCACCTATTGTTCCTTTATGTACACCACCTGCAGCGCCGCCTAAACTACCGCCAATTACTCCGCCAATACCAGGTGCTATTGTATTTCCTAACATAGAAGCAGCTGCGGGTAGAACATACTTATTTGTTCCAGAAGTTACCCATTTATTAGCTTTTTTTGGTAACATTTCAATGCCTAAAGCACCAAGGGGTCCATAGGTTATTAAATTACCTACTCCTCCTTTTTGAGCCCATTTTTTTGTAGCTTTGATAGGATTTTTCCAAAAATTACCTAGTTTCAATCCAAACTGAGGCAGTCCAGTTATTGGATTTACAGTACTACCATTCATTACGTCTAGCATCTCAGCTTCAATAGGATTAATGTGAGCTAGCACTGTATCCTCACCTTCTCCTTGCTGACGTATCATTTCTGCAAGTGAAGGGTATGGATTATTTTCTCTGTGTGACTCCTTACCTTTTTGATTAGGCTCTTCTTGCCCCATAAGTGCGATTAGAGGCGACATTTCTTCATTTTCGACCATTCCACCATCAGCATAATAATTCGGCATCATAGGAGCGTTATTTGTCATGTATGGATTGTTTTCTTCCATATCTTCATCATTTGTCATGTTTACCATTGGATTAAACATCCTTATCTCCACTATTTATCATTAAATTATAAACTGTTTTCGCCCATTCTTGCCAATCTTTGAACTCTTGCTTTTTTTCTCCTTCTGTTACAGAAAAAGGTGCTGGGGTATCATTTCTTGCAAAAACTCCAGTACCTGCAACTATAGAAGCCCAGTCTTCCCATTTATCTGCATCTTCAAGAATAGGTAAATATTCATCAGGATAATCAACAATTAAATTAGCTGCCCAGTCTTTGATATCTATATATTCAGGCCACACTATCATCAGTTACCATCCCCACTTGCCATAAGCAACATAATATTCCCCATCCTAAAAAAGTGCTCGGATTCAAAGGTTAAAGATATTGATCTACCTTGCTCTCTAGCAGGTATATCCTCTGTTTCGCCTGTAAAAGTAATGGCGTCAGAAGTAGTCAAAGCACTCTGAGCATATCTTTTAGTATTGATTCTAACTTGAATTTCTTTAGCTTTATCATTCATAACAAAATCAGGTTCTATACGTCTTAGTTCCAAAAACCGATCAATCCCGTTCATTGGATTTTGTGCATTAAACGCAGCTTGCGAAATAAAAGGCGTAGTAACTGAAGAAATAATCGGAGCGTTGATTTCATCTCCTGCGACTTCCTTTTCGCCTACTTCATGCTTCCAGAGATATTTCTTAAAATTATTTGCTTGAAAGCTGTAGCCATAAGTTGCCATAAAGCCAAAATCATTTGAGAATATGCCGCAATCCCGACTTATAGCAGTATCATACCAAGAGTTCTCACGCTTATTATATATTAAAGCTCTGGTATTTTTAACATTATGCTGATCTTGTCCTTTTTCAGGATAAAACCACCATATTTCGCCAAAGCGTGGATTTATGACGCTAAAAACTAGCTGGCGATTCTTCATGTCCAGATTATCAAAGAAGTAATTGATCGAAGCGGTATTGACCATTTCCTGGACAACGCCGTTATAAACAAAAAATCTATCAGTTCCTATCCAGAAAAATAAGCCATCATATTCGGCGACTGCTCTTGAAGACAAAATAGAAGACGCATTGGATACAACATCTATTTGAAAACTTACTCTATCGCTGTTTTCGGAGGTGTTAGTAATTCTTACCACTTTAGATAAAGTCCAAAACAGCAATGATGGACTATTAGAACCACCTCGGACAGATGCTGCGTATATTACTTTATCATTAGAAATGTTAAAACTACCGCTTGTATTATTTGCTCTAAAGTCTAAAGGATTATTTGCTCTACTATATTGCACAAAGCCATTTTCACCATATAGAAATAAATGCGGAGCAGCATAGCACATTCCACCACTTACTTGATTGTTAAACTCACCTTGAGCTACTTCGGAAATATTGTTATTAGCAATATTTACCTGATACAGCTTGCACTTAGTATTACTTGCTATGTTTTGAGCGTTATACGTTTCTAAAAACAACAGCTTTTTTACATTATTGTCTATAACAACACTTGATTGAAATAATCTACCTGGAATAGGAGGTGCAATGTCTTGGATATTTGTAATTGCTGATTTGTTAGTAAAATCTTGGCTTACTGTAAATGTAAATATCTTTTGCTGGCTAGCTAAATAAACTTTAATTCTATTTGGATCATTGTCAGGAAATAGATTAATTGTTTGTACTTTTTGAAAGACATAAGCAGGTAATGCATCAGGGCTAACAACTCCGCCTATTTTCTGTACCTTGCCTTCGTTAAATCTTATCCATTGTCCATCATTACAATATTCAGGTTGATAGTCTGTGCCATCTCGATTAAGGCCAGCTTTGTAAGTTAGAGGGAACATATAATCTGCCATTAGTCCTTACCTCTATCTGAAATTCTATCAACATAACGTGCTGTGCTATCCTTGTTAATATCATCAAGACTGCTAGCATATAATTGCTCAAATTGCCCTAGCCTCTCATCATCTTTCAAGAATGGCATTGCTTCTAACATGCAGGCATAAAACAAAAGTCTTGGGTATCTGCGAGTTAAAAAGTTTTCTGCATATTGATCGTTAAACAAAGGAGTTCCTAAATATATTAGCCTATATTTATAAGCTTTATCAGCTGTAGGGCTAAAGAAAAACTGATTGTAATCATTATAATCAGAATAAAACGTTGGCTCTGCTGTTAGAGTTTGATTAGGCCAATACGATTTACAAAATTCGTAGCTTCTATTAAATAAAAACTTAGAAAATGTCTGATCTTCGGTGTATATTTCAAGGCTTATAGTTTCACGCCAATTAGCTGGCTTATTGATAGTAGTATTATTTAGTGCAATATCGCCAGTTATAATAATTTCAAAACCGATATTTTTAGCTTCACTGTAAATACGATTGATTCCTTGTTCGATAAAATTTGGTATTTGAGCGTTAAACAAAGCATCAGTGCGGTTAGCGTAAGACTTTATTTGCTCAGTTAATGTTGTATAGTTCATTACTGGCCTCCCATGCTATCGATTTCTGTTAGATCTTTTGAGATAGGAAAAAGTCTTGCTAATATTGCGTTTAATTGATCTGCTGATTTTATGTCCTTAGTAGGAGTTAATAATAATTTAGCTTTTTCTGGGTCTACCAAAGCCTCTTTTAATATTTCGTGAACATTTTGTTTTTGAGCTTTCATTACTTTATTATAACCACCAGATAACATTGGACTTATACGTGTTCCAAATGGCAATATTTTTGCAGCTTGCTTGCCAAATGCTGATATAGGAGTAGTGGCCAATTCAGCAAGTAATGTTGTTTCTGATTGAGTATTAGAGCCAATAGCCCTACCCATTGTTTCAGCTTTGTTACGAGCTTTTAGTATATCTTTTGCATCGTTTAGCACTTGTATTTGATTGTTATCAAATACTTCCGGCAGTTTACCCTTGTGACGCGTTAAAAATTTGTCAATTTTATTGTAAGACAATTTTGAATCTGACTTTGGAACAAGGTCTTGAATAAAACTACTTCTTACCGCATTGAGCATTTCAGGATTTTTATCTATTTGCTTCATTAAAGCCTTTGTTTCGTCAATGCTACTATCTAATATTTTTTTAGGCACTCTTTCAGGAGATAAAACAAAATCACTAATCTCTTTTTCGCTAAATTGATTTTTCCTATTTTTTTTATTGGTAAATTTACTTAACAATGAATTTGTTTCAATAGCCGAGACTGGTTTAGAGTCTCTAGCATATGCTTTATTAAATTCTGCTACTTCTGGGATGCCAGATTTTTCTAAATCTGATTTTATTTGATTTTTTGCTTCAATAAGCACCTCTAAATCGTCGACATCTTGTGGCTTGCGTAATTTTTTATTTATGGCCCTTTCTGCACCTCTTAAATCACCTGGTAATAAATTCTGTTTTAATTTATCCTTTTCTGCTTTTAATGCAGCTACTACAGCAGGAGAATTTTTGTATTCTATTAGCTTATTGTTTATATCTTTAATTAGGCTTGTATTCTTTTTTGAATCTGAGTTATTACTTTTTAGCAAACTTTTTACATAGTTTATTTCTTTCTTTACTAAGCCTTTTGCAAATTTACTCCTTTCTTTTAAAAAGTTTATAGTGTTTTCTGTAGAAACTGGCTGGGTTAAAGCGTCTATTTTTTCTCCCAAAGCGTCTGCGTTTTGAGACCTTACAGCCTTCGCATTTTGCAATTTATTATCAAGCCTATCTCTAATTATTTCTCCTAAATTATAAGGAGCAAAGTCATTCATTGTTGATAGATTGTTAATCTCTCCTTGTAGAATATTATCGGCCATAGCCTGTTTTTGATAAATAGCAGGGGTATTAGGGCTCATTGCTTGATGCATTTTAGCAATACCAACATTATCAGCCAATTCAGCTGTAGTAGCTGGGGCATCAAATGGGAATTTTTTGTCTAAATTCTCTAAAACTTGAGGTATATTCTCTTGACCTACTTGTCTTTGAAACGATTTTCTAGCTGTTTCTTCTGCTGTTGGTAGTAGATATTGGATAGGTTTGCTAATACCTTGCATTGCCTTTTTTGCTCCATAAGGTGTAAGCGAAGCTCCAATATCGGCAACTAAAGGATTTACTCCCATTTCTTGTAATGCCCCACTTCCTGCTCCGATTGCTCCTGCTCCAGCTATAGGTTTTGCAGCATTAAAAACCTTGCCTAAAGTAGTCGGGGCTGTAGCAGCTTTTGCAAACATACCGCCTGGAACAGCAAAATCTAATATATTGCCAGTTATTCTTTGAGCAGCGCTAGAAGGCTTTGGCTCTAAATCAACCCCAGTATATTCTTTTATTTTAGCTCTAGCGTCAGAAGTTGTTGGTAACATAGGTTTGTATGTCACTGAAGGACCACCAAAATATTTAGAAAGTAAATTTACAGGGCTGTATTCTGTACTTAAAGCAACTAAATTTTCTATTCCACTAGGCAAATCTGCAATATTTGTAGCTGCTTTTAATCCTGCTTTAGGCAAAAAACTAGTCCACGAATCACCTTCTGGTTCTAATACTTCTTCTTGTATAATAGGAGCAACACGATATTTAGCCCATTTATTAGCAACGGGCTGTTTATTTTCTTCAATCTTATATTGTTCCCATTTACTCATTTTACTCCACTAATGTTAATGGTTCAGTTGGGTCATTAAGGGCTGACTCCACATCGGCCTTTGGTACATTATATTTATTACCTAAATTGTCTTGCATTAATACAGTAGACGATTCCTCTGTTTGCGGTTTATTTTGCCCAAAAGACTTTTGCCTTTTTAAATTATCCATGTCATAAGGGCTAATATGAGTGTTGTAACGTAATGAATTATCAGCAGCTTCATAACGATTAGATATCATCTCATTTAAATCTTCTAATTTTTGCTTAAATACGTCAGGTGCATCACCAACAGAAGGTAGCATTTTTTTCTTGTCAAATATTTCAATAATACCTTTACCCAACACTCCCCCTTTCAGTTTTCTTTCAAACTCTACTTGGAATTTGTTTACTTCGGCTTCAAAAGCCTTCCTTTTAATGCTTTTTTCTCTTTCGGCTTTTTTATTTACATCGTCAGAGTCTTTGTTAAAATAACTTAATAAATCTTTTGCCTGATTAGCATAAGAACCAACATAAGGATTCATAGGATTTATTAGATCATCCTTAGTAAGCTCCTGCAAATTCTCAAACTGCTGTTTTATTTTTCCTAAATCGCCTAATACTTCACCAGTAGATTGTTTTAATTTACTGTAATTTGTACGCTCAGTTTTGCTTTCAATCGGGGCGAAATTATCACCCAACGGGGAAACAACAGATTGGTTTTTTGCCTCAAGTTTAGCTTTATTAAAATCATTCATTAAATCATGATAACGCTTAGTCTCTGCTAGCTGATCTTGTTGAAACTTCGCCTGACTATTAAACTTCTCACGTTCAAACGCTTCACCTCTTAAACCTTTTTGATGATTCAAAATTTGATTAGCTAAGGCATTATTTGCCATTTCTGCCTCTGCTTCTGCATTATCATATTCGCTGATAGCTGGAAGAGCAGCACGAGATATATCGCCAAAATTATTAAAAAACCCCTTTCGTTTAGGAGTTTGTGCAATGTTTGCAGCAAAATTAAGCAAACTTCTACGCAAAGCCCGATCTTGCTGCTTTTCAGTCATTCCTAAGGAATCTCTAGCTGTTGATATAGCTCTTTGAATACCAGCGTCAAAAGGGTTAGCGTTGGCATTCATTTGTACATTATTTGCACTTTGAGCGTTGTCATTTAATGACTGCATTTGATCGCCGATCTGCTGTTGAGATAGCGTATAATTTAATATAGCTGGATTCATGTTTTGCCTTTTCTTTAAGATTATTATTTATCTTATATTTTGCCAATAACACGCACATTCATCCAACATTCAGAAAGACTAGCACTGCCCGCAAACCAAGATGTAATAGCTCCACCTGTTTTGCGTAATTCTATTATCCTGTCTTCAGTAGCAATTATATATCCAGTTGAAAGTATTGAATCTGAATTAGCATTTGGGTCTGCTGATGCATGACCGCCAGCGAAAGTGCCAAAACGTGTAATATTAGAAGTTACATCATAGAGACTATATCCATAAAAAATCGTAGCCTCTAGTGATGTGACAAATCCATCTATCTTGTAAATATATCCGCCTTTCAGTTTCACTCTTCCTAAAGAATGTACTCCAACATCCGTACTATATGCAGCAGTAGAAAGCTCCATCAGATTATCAGGGTCATTAACAAAAGCTGTTTCATTAAAAGGACAGTGATCACCATCATTTAGATGATTTCTATCTGAATTATTCAGACGATAAATTGAACAATAGCTAGTAAGTTTTGCATCTCCAGCTAAATTAGACCATGCAGTTCCATCATATGCTTGGAAAGCATTAAGGTTAGTGTTAAAGATAATCTCACCACCTTTTAACCCATCTGCAGGTATTGCACCTATTTCTTCATTATTTATACGTGGACAACGCATGATTTTATATGGATTTCCATTATCTAAAGTAGGGTCTATTGCTAGATTAGCAAATCTTGTAATATTTGGTCTTGGCATAAAATAACCTTGTTGTTTCTATTAAAATTAAAATAAAAATCTTTAAGGAAAAGAAAACAAAACCAAAAATGCGATTTATAGTTTCACAGAAACTTAAATATGAACGTTAAAAGGGGTTAGAAAGATATAACGTTCTCAAAAAGAATATAATATCATTATAGCATATTTTAAGCTATAGGTAACTCATTTAATCTAGTAAAATTAACAGTACAATCAAAAATTTGCGTAGACCCATTAGAAAAACACACTAAACTATCACTAATACTAGGTGTTGTTGAATACTCTAAATGCAACACTCCTCCTTTGAAACTAGTAGAATCTTTTTCTAAAAACTCTAAAGCATTTATTGATTTAAAAGGAGCAATAGCTAGTTCGTTAATTAAAAAACTTTCTACTGGAGTATCTTGCGTTTTTACTAACTTTAAATTGAATCTAATTGTTTGATTGCCTTTATTACAGACAATAATACTGTTAATCCATAAACTATTGCTATTAGTTTCTATTAGAGTGGTAGAGTCTTTAGACAAATTTGAAAAAACCTTGTTAGGATAATCAATAAAAATACTCATTTTATCGAATTCACCTCTTTTTCAAAAACATCTAAATTATTTCTAATTAATTTAATGTATGATTTTACTAAATTTTTTCTTTCAATGCTGGCTATATTTTTGTCTTCAGATTTTACAAAAATACCATCGCTTAATAAAACTTGTGCATATTTAGCAATATTTTTTAAACTAGTGTTCTTATCTTCGTTCATAAAAATCTCATTTTATCCAATTTCTTCACAATAAAACCAAGGAGAGCCGTTTGAGTTTGTGCTTCCTGGTGACTCTAAAATGTTATTACCAGCTAAAATTCTAAGTTCCACTCTAGTATCAACACTTGGTTTTACAAAAGCAACAGCGCCCA